CGTCACTTAACTCTGAAGCCAACTTATTCATTCTGGCTTTCTCATCAACCGTTACATCTCTACTACCAATTCCTGCATAAGCTCTAATCATCTTTCAGACCCAACTGAGACACATCATCAACCGCACTGTTCGTAATCGGCCTTCTAGAACTCTTTATATTCTTAACATCATCCAAATCATTAGCAGCAATAGACATAGGGTCAAAACGCTCTATAAATTTAACATATTTATTGGTCTTCAAGTCAATAACACGCCCATCAAAGATTCTCGTCTTTCCCTCCTTCCGGACCTTTTCAACCGAATCCACATAGGACTCCATCTCCTCCTTATTGGAGAAGAGCTCATAGGCCCTCCACTTATCATCCACAAAAGCCTCCAGTCGAAAACGATACTTCTTATTAGGGGATTTCCCCTTCTTATCCTTCTCTCTGGCCTTCCGCTTCTTAAACTTTCTCTTTTCACTATTTTTCATCAATTGCCCCCAACCAAGAAATAAAATCAGATGGCTGTACGAGATTTAAATAATTCACCCTATTGGCAGTTAAATCCCCATAAGTCAAAGGCTCTGGAAGAACTACCCGCTCCTGTAAACCCTTTCGAATAACCCCAACACCCTCATCACAATCAACTACACACATATTAAGCTCAGAATTCTCCGCACGTAAGTCCATATAAGACCTCCAAGCAGTACCATTCCACCTTTCCCCTCTCTTGCCCTTAAACTCCGATGCAGGACGCTGAGACCACTCATCTGGAGGATTGCAGTCATGCATAACGATAGCACCACCATCCATCAATACGCTCAAGGCATTATTAACATCTTTAGTAACCTGCTCCTCAGAATGGTCACCATCAATAAACACCAAATCAAACTTCTCATCATTACTGGCAAAGAACTCATCCGAGAACATTCTATGGGTGGCCCCTCTTGCATGCCGGTCAGGGTCAACCCCCACCTTATAATCACACAACACAGTACGCATATTAATCCCAGACTTAACACCAATCTCTAAAAACCTCTGGTAGCCATACCTCTCAGCCAAAATATTTAATATCTCTGTTCTATTCATCATTAACCTCTTTTATAATTGCCCATGAATCCGTCCCCTCTATATCATGGGGAATCCTCACTATTTTATTAAAATCCTCTTTGAAAAAATCCCTCAAAGCACTCTCTACTCCAAATATTGCAGTTGGAAACTCACCATCTAAAAAAGCATGTCCAGCAATCAATCCACCATTTCTCAATTTGGGATACCATGCTTTTAAATCCGCCAAGCACTCATTATAGGAATGGTCTGCATCAATATAAACAAAATCCAATGAACCATCTTCAAATTTTCCCGAAGCCTCAACACTATCCATTTTCATTATTATGCTTCTATCTCCATACTTTGATAATGTATTCTTTGCCTCTTCATATATCTTATCATGCTCCTCTTGAGGGAAATTGGCCACATCTATATAACCATCTACATACTGCCACCTGTCCACCGAATAAATAGTTCCAGAAATCCATTGCTTTAATAAAACTTCGGAATAACCCCCTCCCTGCGTTCCAACCTCTACTCCTATTCCACGGGGATGATGGCACTCCAAATATAAGCCCAAATCTTCTCTTCGACCTACGCCAGAAAGCCTTATCGGAGCTCTCCCATCTGTCCATTTTAAATATTTGTTAACCATCTCCTTATTACAATAATTTGGGTCTCCTCCTGCTGCATTCCTCCAATATGGCTTATGAAATATAACCTCTAAAGGTGAAACACTTGTTCCATCATATCCACCCTCCAAGGCAGGCATAGCATGAGACCTTGAAGCATTCCTCCAATCCCTTCCCTGATACCGATACAGCATACAATCAATATCATACCCAGAATCTAAAACCAATTTAGACATCTCAACCTCGCCCCCCATGACCGCTTGAGATGGCTCGGTAAATTCACTACTAAAAACCTCAGATATCTGCGCAAGCCCTATCCCGTCCACAACAAAGAAAAAACTTTCAACATAGGGATGACAATCATTTCTGTGATATTTGCTCATAGCAATGCTCGTTCCAACCAGCTTAACCCTGTCATTAATTTTATTAACAAAAGGCTCAAAACAATTACCCCCAATTCCAGAATGCATAAATGGACCCAACACCCCACAATTCATAAACACAAAATAATCAAAATCATCTCTTGAGTCAAAATAATCCAAAGAAGCCTTATAAGAGCCAAAATCAAAACCTTTATTCTCTCGTCTTATGATATGAATGTTTGGCAGATTAGGGATACTTACACTACACTGATACCCCTGAATAACAAAACAATAAGTTACATCCTCATAAATAGCATTCTCTAAAAAGAAACGTAAATTATCAGTAGCATCTTCCCTTTCTATATAACAATAGCAAACTAAAATCTTACCATTAATCGCCACCTCGTCAGGCTTCTTCTTGTCTAGAAAAGCTTCATGAGGAATAGCAACAAAATTACCCTCTTCTCCAAACCGCATGGAAGTTCTAAATATCACAGGCTTCCCCTCATGGGTAGACCCATCCAATCCTTCATTCTCATCCGTTACCTGCAAAAACCACTCCCACGCTTTCTCCCAGTTAAGACCAACTCCATAATTGCAGTCCGTATCACCAAGCCACACCCATTCATATCCTTCCATCTCTATCTTTGACAAAGACCAGTTCTTTTCTAGAGTGCTTGTACTCTCCCCATCATCTAGGTTAAAATCAAGGTACTCAATCAAAGAGGTGCTCGCCAAACTATTTTGTTGGCAAATCTCTTCCATCTTCTCTTCCCAGCCCTCCGCAGGCTCGCCACTTTTATAGATGTAAACCTTAGAAGCAATACTAAGAAAAATCTCCATCTTCCTAATGAAGTCATCTCTAAAATTTCTAGTTGATATCAATACAGCTATTCTCCTTGAATCAATATCATTATTACAAATTCTAGATACTCCTTTTGGGGAATTTCTCTCAGCATTCCACTTTACATATTTATTGGTTAACCTAGTATTAACACGGGTTTCATCAAAAGAGGTTTCTCCGTGCCATAGTGGCTTATGAAACATCACCTCAAACGGACTAATAGACTCCCCATCATAACTGCCTCCCCTTGAGGGATAATCTTTCTTCCAATTTGATTCATCGCTCCAATCCAAACCCTGATAGCGATAAAGCAAGCAATCTATACCGAATCCCCTCTTAGTAATTTCCTCAGTTATTCCCCACTCCCCAATTTGCACTGCTTCTTTTTTTGTAGGATGGTCTACAAATACTTTCCCATTTTCCAATATCGCATTTAATCCAATCCTATCCACTACAAAGAAAAACCCTTCAACAGCCGGAAATGCCTCATCTCTTCTTCTTATAATAGAGGTGCCAACCAATTTTACATGATTATTTATCTTATCAGTAAAAGCCTTCCACCATCCATAATCTTTTGGATAATAAGCAGGCAAGAATGGGCCAACAACTCCACAGTTCATAAATACGAAGTAATCAAAATCATGCAAATCAAAATTATCCAAGGTCGCCCTATGAGCCCCAAAGTCAAAACCAATATTAGCCCTCTTTATAGCGTAAACATTAGACATATTAGGAATGTCCACACTACAAACATATCCCTGAATAACAAAGCAATACGTAATCTCATCAGATAGCCCATTATCTATAAAAAATTGCAAATTCTTAACAGCCTCTGGTCTCTCTATATAACAATAACTAACCAAAACATTTCCATAGGACGAATTTCTTCTCTCTTCATTCGGAAGAGGGCTTGGAAGATGGTCGCTATAAACCTCCCTTTCTTTGCTTAAGCTATCCAATATATCATCTTTAACTTTATCAAATCCCAATCCATCATTTTTCAAACACTCATACATTTTTATAACAAATTCAGTATCCGCTCTATCAAAATTCCTTAAACCGTCCCAATCTTCTCCATGGATATACCTTACCCAATAAGTAGCATCTCCTGAACCATCAATATACCATCTTGGCTCTTGAGATAATAAGCTAAAAAGAACCTGCCAATCGCTATTATAATTATCATTATGAGGGATAGCCTTTTTAAGAAAACTACTTCTTACCAACATTTCCGAATGTCCAACCCCTCCATGCCTAGCTTCTGGAATCCGAATCTCTCTATTGGGTAAAATAGTTGTTTTTAATACTAAGTCTAAGTCCCTACCAACAATACTTTGGTAATAATTCTCAAAATGGCTAGGATATAAAAAATCATCATCATTGGCAAAAATAAAATACTCACTATTACACTCCTCCCTCGCTCTATTCATAACACCATAGCCAAAGCCACCCAAATGCCTCTGGTTCTCAAAAACAATTCTATTTCCCCTATCCCTAGATTCCTCAATCCAAGTTAAAATATCCCTGTCTTTTAAAATAAACTTTTCAAATAAAGGACATCCATCTCCAATTATAAAAGCCTCCCATCCATCCATGGTTTGATGAGTAATAGAATATATTTGAACCTTCGCCCAAAAAGGTCTTCCCCAACAGGGTAGTGCTACAGTTATTTTATATCTTTCTTCTTCCATTATTATTTTTTCTGGAAACAAGCCCAAGCAGCCCTTTGCCACCCCTCTTCCATAAATGGAATAAGACCATGGAGATTTACTGACTCTTCTATATCTGCATAAATTATTTCACAATGATTCCATAGCTTACCACTCATCTCTCTCATAAAAAAATCTCTATCTTTTGAATAATCATGAGCAAATATAAAATCACCCGATTTTAGATACCTAGAAAAAGTATTAAATTCTCTAATTTTATTTCCATTATCACAAAGAAGAACAGTAGTTCCCTTAGATTGAATTATTTGAGCTATCTCTTCTTCATTTTCAAAAATATTTTTATTTCGTGCATCAATATTTATTTTTGAAAAAACATCCGAATATTTTAGACTTGAGCCTTCAATATCATACGTTATAAAATGACAACTATTTAATAAACAACTTATGTGAAGAAATAGGCTCAGACCTCCCTGCTCTGTCCCCAGTTCGATTATTTGAGAAGGAGTTTCTATTTTTTTAAAAAACTCATCAAAAGTAGGAATTGCTAAATGGTTTTGAACCATCGGAACTCCCATAAAGTTATATGTCATGGCTTATCCTTTTGTTATTATTTTCACTGTTACTAATCATGCTCTCATCCCAAGAAATAAAACGCCTTGGATAACGCTGTCTCTCCTCCATCCAGCCAACCAAAAACTTAGTCTCCAGTATCGTACTCAAGCCAAACCCCAATTTGACAATCAAATTCGTAAAACGAACCTCACCCTCAATCTCATGCCTCCGATTAGCCCCACGTTCATCGGTATGAAAATAAGGCAAGTGGCCCCTTCCTAAAATCTCTGAATAATTACTATCCCAGACCAACTTCAATATCTCTCTGGTAGTTGTTCCACAGGCTCCATGGGCATGCCATCCCATAACATCATCTACTGCCCCAACCGTAGCAACAAAGCCCAAAGGACCACCAGAGACAGACTTCATATTAATCCTCTTCAACATCTCAATAGATTCAGATAAAATACCATCCTTTATAATTATTTGGTCATCCTCGCAAAATAACCAATAATCATAATCATCACAAAACTCCTTAAAGGCAAAATCAAACGACCCAAAAGAAAGGCCAATATTAAAACGATGATGAACCATCACCTTGCCATTAACAGTACTTTCCCCGTGAAGCTCCTGAACATATTTCAAGCATGCTACATAATCCTCTCTTGACCCGATATTGTCACCAGCCAATGGCATTGGATGAACCAATAAAATATCCATAGGATACCCATAATCGAGTTCCTTCTCTTTAGACCACCAATACTTTAACATCTGCAAAGTCTCATTGGGGTCTTTTGTCCCACGCCCTTCTCGCCTTCTATCACCAAACCACAAAGAGATTACCTTAACGCCTTTACCAGTAAGCTCAGTAAGCTCCTTGGTCATAGATGTCGAAGTGCCAAGCTCTGTCTCATCAGAGGAGACGGACTCAAAACCCAAGTGCTTATAAATTTCAAATGCAGGATTGTAATCGAATACCTCCAAGTTAACCGCTTGGTACATCTTAGCCTTTAATATGTAAAACAGCTTCTTATAGGCAGCAGTAGCATACCCCTGACGACGATAATCTATATGGATATCAATCCCCACCATCAATTCATAATCAGTACGCTCGGATGTTCTCACATATCCCACTGGCTTATCAATATCTTTATCAACAATCAAAAGCCATTCTGGAGAAGTCTCTTCATGCCACTTCTTAAACTCGTCAACAGTATACTCATCACGAGTATGAAGATACTTAATAGTATCAGGATGATTCCTAATCTCTAAAATAAATTCTGCATCATCTTGGGTAACACTTACAAATTCTATATCCATTACCAACCACTTTTTATACAATCAACAATGTATTGAGTATCCTCTTCAGTTACCCACCATCCAACTGGAATAGATACCAACTTCCCAATTACAGAATCCAATTGTGGCAAATCACTCTGATACTCACCGACACAAGTATGAATATCATTACGCTCATGAACCTGGCTAACCATAATATCACATTCCTTCATTTTAGCCATGAAGCCTTCCCGGTCTTCTACCAACATACTATAAATCCAATAAGAAGACTTAATTCGAGGGTCTCTCTTCAAAAGAGTCGCTCCATCAACATCAGATAAGTTCTCATCATAAAAAGAGGCATTCCTTTGATGAACAGAAACATTCCAAACAATATGCCTCATATTGGCAATCCCTACAGATGCACATACATCATTCATATGGAACTTGAAACCCCACTCCTTAACGTCTGCCTCGCATCTGAAATCCTTGGAATTTGACTCACGGTCAATACCATACCACCGCATCAGCTTAGCACGGGAGCGATATTCCTCTGGCATCAAAAGCATTCCACCATCAATAGAAGTCAAATGCTTGATTGCTTGAAAGCTGAACGCACAGAAATTGCCATGAGTCGTACCTATCTTCTTCCCATCATACTCCCCCCCAAAAGCATGAGCACAGTCTTCAATCACAATAGGACGAAAACCATATTTCTCATCAGTCTCATCTTTTATCTTTTCAAGCTCATCCAGGTCAACAGGATAGCCACCCCAATGAACCACCATAATAATTTTAGTCTTTTCGGTAATCTTGGAACGAAGGTCATCCATATCCATATTCATCGTGGTTGGGTCAATATCGACCCACTTCAGACTCAAGCCATTGGCAAGAATAGGCCAATTAGTTGCAGTACAGGTTAAGGGGGTTGTAAGGACTTCGATGTCAGATTTATCACCTTTGGCCATATGAAGAGCCAGATGAAGGGCAGAAGTTCCCGAATTGGTCGTTACAACAGGATGGTTCATATAGTCGGACAGCACAGACTCAAACTCTTCTACCTTCTGACCTTGACCGATGTATCCGCTCTGAAGCACCTCAGAGGCAAGCTGGGTAGCCTGCCCTGACATAAAAACCTTAAACAATGGTATCATTCATGAATTCCTCAAAATAATGTTGTTATAGATTATACCCCATCCATTACATTATTTTGAGTATCCATGAATTATTCGACTTACCACTGTAGCCCCTATCCATGAATGAACTTGCCCCCAATTCTTATAAATAAAGTCATTCTCTCTCTTGGAGGTAATAGTCGCCAAATGACCGCCCACCGACTCGCAATAAGCCTTTGCATCAGCCCATGACATCTGAAGGGGGATACGCTTGTAATAGTTTTTGCCAAACTTAATAGCTCCTACCTTAGAGCCTTGCTCAATCTTCAAATCAGAAATATCAGCCCTCTTGCCATTTGCTACAGCAAAGGCCACAAAGACCTCATCTCCCGAATCTCCAAAATCAATAATCTTTGAACTTTTACCATCTACAAAAAAACTATATTTTCCAGAAACTCGGCTGAACTGGCACTTCTTCGAGGAACTGCCAATCTTTACCCAACCAAGATTATTTCTATCTGCTCCTGAATACGGGAAGACCCCAACAGCAATTATATTCTTTGCTGAAAGGGAAAACTTAAAATCTCCTCGGATTGGGCTCTTAATGCCAACCGCAATCTGTCCGAGACTTTGCTTGTTGCTCTTTGCAGTTGTTTTATTCTCAACCATAAAGCGATTTCGGCTCTTTTTAATTATAACCTCTTCAGACGAGGATACCCATAAACGCCCATTCCAAACTCTAGCAACTAAACCCAATTCAGGCTCAGGCTCTGACTCATCTTTTTTGGCAACCACAGTTTTAGGCTTCGCCTTAATCTCCTGATTCAGCAAGTCATTAAGCTCACCCTCAACCCCTGAGACCTTCAACTTCATAATCCCCAACAAAACCTTATCCTTATCATAATCAAAGGTCTGAAGCACTTTGTAATAAGTCAACGCCAATATCTTATCTTTGCCTGACTTCTTTCTTCGCAATTCCTCTGCCCTCTTCAGCACATAAGCAAGGAACTTCTTCTCATCCACCTTCTCTGATGCCTTGGGAGCACTACCTTTCTCTAAATATGCCATAGCCAGTAAGAATGTATTATTCTTCGGATTCAACAATCCGCCCAACCTTAACATGGCAAGCCCCTTCGCAGATTCGACATCCTTATTAAGAATGTTGCAACCCAAACGAGGAGCATACTTAGAGATAGTTTTTTCGGGTTTCTCAACCCCAAGTAAGGGAATCCCCCAAAGGGCACCCCACGTCATTACAATAAACAGCATTTTCATCATATTATCCTTTATTTTGATTAGCTTTATTAACATCTACATTAACATATAGCATTTTCTCATCAAAATTACGGAAATTTCCTTGTACTATTCCATTTTTATCCATTTTTTATTTGACCGCCTCTTCTTGGATTTTCACTACAACTCCTTGAAACAGCCTCGCTTATAGAGCCCGCAACAGTCTGGGAATCAGGAAACTGGGCATTATATCTATCCTTGGATATCTCATGGAATTTCCTCAAATGCTCTGTCAACTTCTGAAAACGCCCATTACATATCTGGCATACTACATAATCATGCCCCTCAATACATTCATCTCGATAATAATTAGCAGGACTTTCCAACCACCTATCCAAGCTCTTCTGGGTTTTAAACTTCCTACCGCTTCCAAAAGGACACTCCAAGGAAGCCTTACGCTTATCTACCTTCGAGGAAGTAGACTTCCTCCATATAGGATTCTCATTAATATCCTTGATGGCCTTACCTATCCAAGCACAGACCATTGGCTCTATTTGATTCCAACGACCCATCACATCATGCTCCCATAAAGTCAAACACTCAATTCCGGCAGAAGCATACGCATCAATAATCTCCTGCTCGTGAGTTACAGCATCCACCCCTATGACCTCCTCGCTGTGGTAATAGTCGCCCAACAACTCAATCACATACCGACTGCGATGCTTTTTATTATGTCTCTCGTTAATAATACAATGGTTACTCTTAACAATAAAATAAATAGCTCAAATATACTACCTGAATAACATGGCAATAAAAAACCCCCTTCAAATTAATGAAGGGGGCTTAAGTCTTGTATCCTAATAGAATTTATACGTTTGTTACGTTAAACTCTAGTAATATTAAGGACCTGCAAACTGAAGGGGTTATAGGCCCCAATTCCAATTTGTTCGAACATGCTGAAACCAATCAGACGGTTCTTTGGGTCATCCGCACTAAGTACAGTCAACTCAGTACGTACCGGAATACGACCGAAGAATTCTGCTTCACCGCAAACGTATACAGTTCCTTCAGGAACGATACGACTCACCATGAGTTTAGCACCCCAAAGAGTAGCCATAAGACCAGTCTTTAGCAATACTGCTTGAGTCTCAATGTCAAGAGTATCACGGTCCCACTTACGTAGGTCAGCATAATCCTTGGCATTAAGAAATACAGTAGCAACACGAATATCGCTACGCTCAATGTTAGCGAAAGCATCCGCCAGAGCATTTGCAGTCAGGTTACCAGTAACCGGAATCGCAGGATTCGGGTTAGTTGGGTCTGCTGACAGAGCATCCATCACGGCAAAAACCTTACGGTCTTCTTCAGCCTGAATCTCAGACTTACCGAGGTCAACCGAACGCTCAATCAGGTCAAAACGACGCTGCTTGATTTCAGTCAACTGAATTTCTGGGTTAGATGCGATTTCGAAAAGAGGAAAAAGCACACGTTTTGGTTTCGCAACCGCAACGATGTTTTCGCCTTCTTCGCCTACCACATAAGCGGTAATGTTTGGGTCTTTGTCATAAATTGGCAAAGCACCATCTGGCAAGCTTTCTACATAAAAAGCTTTACGACCGACAGACGTGTAATCACGACGACGACGTAACGGCTGAATCATACTTGCAGCAAGACGGGCACGACCTGCACCTGTACGGATATGCTGAGAGATGATTTCATTTTTGGTTTGATTGTCTACCATTTGAATATCCTCCTGGTTAGATGCGCTCGTCGAGCCCAAGGGTTGGAGAAGAAGTAGAAGGAGCCTTGGTCAAAAGACCGATTTTGGTTCCATTCGTGCTTACTTCATTAGTTAAGAAACCCTGAGCAGAGCAATACAGGTCATTGCCTACAGCGTAGACTAAATCTGCACTTGCCGCAGCATTTTCGGTTTCGAACACGTCAACTTCTACTGAAGCTTGACCCTTCATGATAGCAATCTTACCGCTAGCAACTGCTGGACTGTTCTCAAATGCAGCACCGGCTGCATCGTTAACAAACAGACCCATAGGCTGAAGAACATCAGTACAAGGAACAGCAGTATAATCCAACCCTGCTGACACACCTGCGACGGACCCGCCGAGAACACCACGAGGGGTGTTGACGCTCAACGTGGTGTTAGTATTAACACCGTAGTTCTGCTTCGTGAAACACTCATCAGAGAGCACAGGAATAGAACTTAGTTGAGCACGAATTAAGATAGTTAAACTCATAACTCGTTTCCTCCTTAGTTAAAGATTTGACTTACATCTGGAGCTTGTGCCCAGATAGAACTGATGTCAGCTTTTCCACTGCTATCGCTAGCAACTTTAGGCTGTCCACCTAATTTAGTAACACCTTGCTTTTCAGACGCCTCCTTCATTTGAGGGAGTTCTGGCTCGTCAGCTCCAAAAATGGCTGCTTGCAACAAGTTGTTGGTTTCCGGGTCGATATCCACATCATCCATTGAAGCTGAAAGCTCAATGTCCATTTCATTCGGCCCGCTTAAAGCGATGGAAGCTTCCTTGGAATCACCATCATCTTCTTTTTCATCTTCATCTTCAGCCTTTTTATTGGCTGCAATTCTTTTATCAACTTCAGCTTGAACCCTTGCATCGAAGGCTTCTTTGCTTTCTGCTGCTGTCTTTTCGTCTTCTTTTTCTTCCGCCTCTTCATCCTCAGCCTTCTTCATGGCTGCGACTTTTTCAGCAACGGCAGTTTCGAAGTCAGGGTTTTTAGAAGCTTCTTTTTCTTTCTTGGCTTCTTCTTCTGTTTCTTCTTGAATAGTTTCAGCAGCCTTTTCTTCAGCCTTTTCTTCGGCTTCATCAGCAGCTTTCTTATCAGAAGCTTCAACCACTTCCTCTTCCTCTTCCACCTCTTCTTCAGCATAAAACTTTTGAGTGTCAGCGAAGCGAGCAAGAGTTCGGTCTAAAGTGTCTTGACCCATAGCCATGAAATCACGAGCTTGGTCTTCAACAACAGCTTCAGGAACTTTTTCTCCGAGAAGTAAGAAAGAAAGACGAACAGCTTTACTTGCAGCAATCTTTGCAGATGCAACAGTTGGAGCTCCTTGTCCATCACCACCATCCTGAGATGGAGCTGGGGCACGTTTCGTAATTGGGTCAACAATTACTTCGCCGCCATTATCTTTAGGAATCCCAAAACCGATTCCATCACGAGGATTATCTTGCCAATCATGACGCATATCTGGTGTTGGGTGATTTAAGGTTTCATCCCAGTTATCATACTGGTTATCACGCTTGAATTGACGGTCTGGCTGATTCACTGTGCCCGGATATGCCGGGTCACGAGTAGCAGCCTCACGTTCTGTAAGTCTTTTACGCTTACTCATTAGTTGCCCTCCTGTTTAATCCGAGCATCAACAGCATCAGCCATCTTATCCAGACGGAATGCAATTTTTACTTGCCCATTTTTTTCTAAATAGTTAGATACACGGTCAAGACGAGCAGACGCACGCTTGAGGAAATCTACAGAAGTCATACTCGCATCACGAGCCGCATCTTCCATAGAAGGTTCGGTTGCCAGGTCGCCTTTGCCCATGAGATTGACAACATCGCTCAAATAATCCTGAGTAATCTCATCTTCAACTCCCTCATCGGCTGCATGCATATAACCCATTGGCTCTTCCATTTCCATGTAAGACATCTCATCATCAAAGTCATCATCAAGGTCATCCTCAATAATAATGTCATCGTCCATGTCCATGTCCATGTCCATGTAATCCATGTAATCCATTGACTCTTCCATTTCCATGTAAGACATTGGTGCCTCCATGGGAGCTCCCATTTCGCCACACGCCAACTTCTCTTCAATCTGTGCAATTTCTGCTAAGATTACTTCTGAAGCGGTAGGACGACGGGAGGCAGAAGCTTTTTTTCTAAGGGATGCAAGACGCCTTTCGGCTGCCCGAATCTCTCTCTTTAAGCTATTTTGTGCCATCGTAAATCTCCTTTAATCTGCCATAATGCAGTACGGTTCTTATTGAATAAAAAAAATATAAAAAAATTATTACACTTTTTTATTTAAGTAATTGTTTTGCCAGACCAACCAATCGTGCTGCCACAAGCTCTCTTTTCTTCCTTTCAGAAGCAGAAAGTTGCTTTTCAGCCGTATCGGGTGGAACAGGCCAGTTTTCCATTGCCAACTCGTTCTGAGAGCCAAAGTCATCCTGGGCATCCCACTTGTCAGCATCGGTCACTGCACGCTCTTCTTCCGCCAACGCATCAGCCTCAGCCTGAAGCTCAGCATCTCCATCCATTGCTTTGATTCGACGCTCAAGAGCATCAATCTCACCAAGGATACCGGAAGCCTTACGGCTATGACGACCACCAGTCATTCGCTTACGCTTATGCATGAGTGTTCCTCCTTTTAGTAGTTAATATTAAATTACCGAGCCACATAAAGGGACCTAGCAACACGATTAATCATTTCTTCTTTCTGACGCTTTCTCAATTCATCCTGAGCAACACGCAAAACTATCATCCCATTTCGGTCTGCTACACGCATACGGAAAATATCTTCAACTGTCTCGGCTAAACGGTTAGTAGGAAATTGTAAAATTTGAGCAGCCTTCGGAACCTCACTTAAATAATGATTCAAAACAGCTCCCTCAAAAGCGGGACGGTCCACCCAAGATGCCTCAATAAAACGAACACTATCAGGGTCTCCCTCCCATTGCTGAGTTTGAGCATTGAAAACCATCCGACCACATAGCTCAGCAATAACCCTCTTAACTCCATTCTTATCAACAAAGTCCTGTCGTAATTGTGAAGCTATATGATTACAATTTGGGTCATTGTCGCCTAACACGACACCACAAGCCGAACACTGAACATGATTGGCAATACACCCCATGGACATGGAATCTAATTCGCCAGAAGCAATCTTGGTTACCAAATCACCATGCTTCCTTTCAGTAGCAACCAAAATATCAGCATAGTAAACATTCGCCGTCTGACCCACCTTATTCTCATATTCAACAGGGCGAAGAACAACATCTAAAATCTTACCTTTAGAAAGCTCAGGAATCTGAACATGCTCTAAATAATTTTCTGCCCCTATGAAGGTTCTGAATGTAGAAAGCAAAACAGGATTCGTCCAAGCATTACCATTATTATTAACCAAATCACTACAAGCTGGTTTAATATGATAAAAATTATCCTCTACGTCCACTGATGCCACAATGGTACAATGACTGAAAAGATAATTATCTTGATTGAATTGCTTCCAATCAACATGGATATTCCGAGCCACCTTTACACGACCATGACCTGCCTGAATTCGTTCCCATTCCTGCTTTGGTCTTTCTAAAATCGTGGCTAATGGCATATCTATGCTACTGCTTCGCACATTCGCCTCCACTAAACAAGTTTCTGAAGTACAACGTCTATTCATAATAATTAAGCCCGCCCCCGAAAGGACGGACTATAAAACTCTCTGTTTAGCTTACGTTGTAAGAATTAGGCAGATAAACCTCTAATACATCAGACTCAGTACCAGGCTTACCAACACCTTCATATTGAAGATAATTCTTCTGGATGGTTGGTTGAGTCTTGCCACCCTGACTCACAAAATTAGTAACACGACCAGGAACGGCAATCTTATTTTCTTTGAAGAATGGTTGTTCTTCTTCTCTCAATACCTCGAATCCCATAATAATCTCCTTAGGGTTTTTGGTTACGTTTTTACTTCCCTCTCCGAGAAGCTAATATTTCAAGTTCAGTTTCCGGCTCAACAATAGTGACAACCTTGCTTGATGGAATTTTGAACTCACAAGTCGGACAAGAATAAAGCTTCTCCTTACGAGTAAATGGATAAACCTCCAAAGACTCTTTACATTTGGGGCAACAAATTGGCTCCACGCCATTTTGCTCTTTTTGGGTCAGTCGATACTGTCGCCCAGGTCCACCCCAATACATCGCTCTGCGAGACTTAACGGAAGCAGTCCTTTCCTCAGTCTCTTCTTTTCTCAAATCTTTTTGCAAATTCTGCATAATACTGAATCCGCCACCACGAGGCTCCTCAATACCATGAACTTCTGGATTGCCTACAAAATCGGGAGGAACATCATCAGTTTCTTCAGCACCACCAACCATTACCTCAAAAGCCATTTTAGCTCTTCGGGAGGCCAAACGAGACTGCAAAGTCTCTCTATCTACAGGACCCATCCATAAAGCTATTTCATCGGGGTCATGCTGAACATAACTACCACCACTCCAAGCGACTAAGACCTTATTAGTCTTCTCACTTACATCTTTGACGATACCATACAGAACACGACTATCGGTTAGGATGGATGATACCATATCACCAACCTCAAATTGCCTAAGCATCGCGGCTAATTCTGACGTCCAATAAGTACTGCTTCTTCGACTACGCATTGTAATCCTCCTATCAAAAACATTTATATAAAAAAATTGTTAAAAAAACGATTTAGATTTCAACTGGCCATTTTGGACGAAATTTTCGGTCCGTAAGTGCCACCTTCTTAATATCCCTTAAGGCAAAACTCTTTATCTTTTTATCCTTCATGTCCCACGCATACAACATCTTACGAAGACCAACCTTCAATCTCCTAAACTTGTAGGAATAAGGAGCCACCACATACTTCTTTGTCTCACCAGTCGTGGTTTTAGTGTATGTAATGATGATTTGGGTATTACGAAGGGCACCCTCTCGAATCGCCAAACGCTTATTCCTTTTAGCAAAAAGAGTACCAGCCTTATGTTTTTGCCCTACACGCTTCGGCTTACGCTTCTGAGCCTTCGCCTCCTGGGCTTCAATAAAAGCTTGCTTCTCAAGGTCTTTCAGACCCTTATCTATAATTTCCTGGTAAGAACGACCTGCCATTACGAAGCTCCACGACGGTTACTGCCAGTTACAGGCTCTGTGATACCATTCCTACGTGCCTCCGAGCCAATCCCCTGAATAGCAATATATTCATTCTCTTCCAAATCAGGTTCATTGACCGGAGTAGGAGAATCCGCTGGATTGTCCGACCAAGAAGCACACAAAGTGCCTTGCGTCTGACCCAACTCATTCTGAGTATACCGATAAAACCAATATACTGCGGGGCAAATCGTCTGATGCACACACACCAAACATCCTTGCCCTCTAGCCCTTGCAGGTCCGGGACCATTCAAGGGATAGGGGAAAGTTAAATTATGAGGATTAGGGTCTGATATTTGATTAGACATTCAGCCCCCTTAAACCAAGCCTTTCGCCCAATCATAACCAGCAATACGCTCTTGGTCTCCATCAACATCTTGTGTATCAGTTGGGGTAAACTCATATTCTGGAGTATTACCCGTCCCCCAGACAGAATCATCAGGAAGAAGATAAGTAACGGGAGTTCCTTCGACTGGAGCACCAATAACTTGGTCAGATACTGTATTCCTATGGAGTTTAATCACACGAACTCGCTCTACCTCTAAAGGTCCATTCTGCTCGAAAGCAGGCAAACCAACTGGTATACGATAAACTTCTGGCCAATTCTGGTCACCTGGACCTGCATTAACTTTCCCAGGCGTAAAATTAGTTCTATTTGCTTGCGAGGGAGCAAGCTGACCATAAGGAATATCATTAATATCCCATTGTACTCTTTCATTAGCTGCCATAATTCAGCCTCCTTTTTTAATTTTTAATTTTAAACCGTGGTTGCTCTTGCCAACATTAATAATATCGACATATCCCAATCATGGTCTGCTCCTATCGTCTCTGCTGTCAGGCGAACAATCATTCCATGCCCTAACTCAGAGATATCCGATGTTTGCATCTTCATAAAACCACCCCCTAATAAAGGGAAGCGATTAACAAAATTATGAAACGTAATTTGAGTATTGAACAAATTATAACGACCATTTCCCGTAGGAGCAGCACTTATATTCTCAAACTTGCTAGTCGCTGCATTCCAATCTGCATTCCAAAAAGCCACTGGGGGAGTGCCATCATCCTCATTTGGCATATAAACCAAACCACCATCATGCTCTTCCAAAACCCCTGTCGCAATATCAACTGTTCCATCCCCTGCTGCCGGAATAATCAAATAAGGAGCAGACGCAGGACCATTCGCATAGTTCGTATTACTTCCAACCGTTGTAATAGCCAACTTAGGAACAACACTCAATGATATTCTGTCAAACTCTGCATTACGCCATTGGACATACCCCTCATGAAGCCATGTCCGATTAGCAACTGCATTGAACCAAATATCTAAAACTTGAGGAGTCTCATCAGACACCTTATGCTGAATAATCATCTCCTGTCCGCCCTTCTTGCTACCTACCGAAGTGGCATCATCCCCTTCTCCGGTAAAATAAATCACAGAGCCGATAGGCTTAGAAGATTGATGAACCCTCTGCCGTCCAGAAATATCATGAACCTCAACATTAATCTCATCTGCAATTGCAGTCTTAGAAGAATCTACAGTATGAGCAGTATTTGTAGGGCAACTTGTTGGAACATCTTCCCCTTCGGCTTTCCATACATATTCATATTTTAAATCAGTTTCACACCAAATCTGATATTTATTTAATACACTCATCTTAAAAGTCCTCCATTAATATTTCAGCAACAGAGAATCCAAATACGCCCACCCAGAAGAACCAGAGCGTCTTATTTGAATTTCCAATACCGTTTTTCTATTGCCAAGAGATTCCAAATTTGTCAAAACAACAATATCTGGCTCTGTATTATTAAACCCTGTGGCTTCTGCAATGACCTCACCGCCATTTTTACGGTCAACCACTCTTAAATCATAAGTAACATTAGAGTTTCCCGCATAACAAACAGCCTCAATCTCTCTTATCACACCTGTCTTTTTACCATTATAAACAATCCTTGAAACTTTCGTATATGAATTTTTATTCACTTCCTTATTAACATCAACTTGCTGAATCTTGGAAGCACCTTCTAAAATCTTTGCATT